ACAGCAGGTGCTTGGAATAATACATCTCCTACTTCTTCTGTATTTACTGTTAATGATGCTAATGCTTTAAATGGTACTGGTGGCAGACAATATGTGGCTTATTGTTTTGCAGATGTAAAAGGTTATCAAAAGTGTGGAGAATATACTGGTAATGCAAATACTGATGGAACATTTGTTTATACAGGTTTTAAACCTGCTATGATGTGGTTTAAAAGAACATCAGGTGCAGTTGCTAATTGGCAAATGTGGGATAATAAAAGAGATACAGATAACCCAGTAGAAAACGCATATCACATAGATAATAATGATGCTGATGGTTCTCCAGACCAAGATATAGATTTTTTAAGTAATGGTTTTAAAGTAAGGTCTAATCAAGGTCATCTTAATGCAGATGGTGTAAAATTTATTTATTATGCAGTTGCAGAAGCACCATTAGTAGGTTCAAACAACGTACCATGTACAGCGAGGTAATATGACAAAAGCAAGAGATTTAGCAAATATAATATCAGGTGGTTTTACAGTAGATGATTTACCTACTTTAACTGCTAGTGAAATTCCAAATTTAGATGCAGCAAAGATAACATCTGGTACTTTTGCAGACGCAAGAATAGCAGCATCAAATGTATCACAACACGCAACTTCTTTTGATGACAATAAAATTGTTAATGATATTTCTACTTTAGCTATTAGACAAGCATCTAACGAAAATAAAGGTGCTTACAATACTAACTCAATGTATGTTGATGTGTTTCAAGATGGAACTGGAATTGCGTCAAATACCAATGCACCAAGAAATGCTAGTGAGTATGTTTCAACAATTGTACAAAGTACAACTGCTGAATATCAAACAACTGCTTTAGATGGTACAAAAATGATTAATCATAACATGGACGCTTTTACAGGTGCTCATTTTATTAATGGCGATACAAGTGGTACTTATGGTGGCTTTGTAATTTATCCATCTAATTATAACAAAGGTTGGGGATATAATGTTCAAGGCGATAATGATTTTGGTTCTAATTTTTATGTGACTGAAGTACAATTTTGGAATCACCCAACATCTTCAAGATTGAAAAGATGGAAATTACAAACATCATCTGACAATTCTACTTATAGTGATGTTCAATTTACTGCAGGTGGTTTATCATCAAATAATAGCTCAACAATAGGTTTGTGTGCCGATAGTACAGGGTGGAATAGTGGTTCATTAACTACACCTTTTAATGATGGTTATTTTAGAGTTATGTATGATGGAGTACATTCTGGAGATGGTTATGCCGCACCAGCAGAAATAAAATTTAGTGGTTATACTTTAACAGTAAATGCAACTGGCTCATTTGAAAGCAACTCAATTACAGCACCATCTTCAACTAACAAGATGGGTGCTATTATTACTTATCAAGACAACGCAGGTACTAACGCATTAAACACAGATATAGTTTTAAAACTTTCTGCTGATGGTGGTTCTAACTATTCAACAGCTACACTTACAGCTATGCCAGATTTTGCATCTGGTATTAAGATGGCTAAAGTAAATGATTTAACAATAGGAAATGCAGGTACAAGTCTAAAATACAAAATAGAATTTGCTAATCAATCTAGTGGAAGTAAAGAAGCAAGAATTAGAGGAGTTAGCTTACAATACTAATGCCTAGAAAAAAGATTACACCAAAAGACTTTGCAGAAGTCTCAACAGGTGTAAGACTTTCTTCACATGAAAAATTATGTGCTGAAAGAATGAAACAAATTCAAGAAAGCATTAAAGAATTAAATAAAGAAGTTAAAAATTTAAGAACTGATGTTTCTACTGGTAAAGGAATGGTTAGAGTTCTAGTATTTTTAGGAACAATAATAGCAACAATAATAGGTGTATTTCAGTTTAAGTGAAATATATACTAGTGTTGTATCTGTGCAGTATAACAACTGGACAATGCCCCTCTAGTCAAATCGCAGGTTATCAATTTAGTAATCATTATGATTGTGTTGTTGGTGGTTATGCTATTGCACAACAAACATATAAAAATCTAAAAGAACTGCCTGATTGGGATATTCCTAAATTTGAAGAAGAAAAAATAGTAATAAAATTTGAGTGTAGAGAAATTGGCACAAAAACATGAGAGATGTAAAAATTTTAGAAAGTTTCAAAAGAAAAATTGAAAAAGAACTAAAAGAAAAAAACGTATTTAAGCATTTAAGAAAAGAAGTAGATATTAATGGTAATGGTACTAGAGGGTATCTTATCAAAGAAGGTATTAACAAAGGTAAATATATCAAATGAAAATATCAGAGAATACATCAGTAGCAATGCCAGTTAAAAATATGATTGGTATTATTATAGGTGTTGCAATGGGTATATTTGCTTACACAGAGATAACTGCAAGACTTACTTCACTTGAAACATCAAGAGAATTGATGAACGCAGATTTATTGAAAAAAAGTGAACAGACAACTACAGACAGTGAACAATTCATGCTTTTGGAAGAATTGTATAAAACTGTAGAAAAACTACAAAATACACAAGAACAAAATATGACTAATAAAGTTAATATTGAGTTCACACAAAAGCAGTTAGAAAAGGCTTTAGAAGATATAGAAATATTAAAAGACAAGGTTAGACAAAATGGAAAATCTTACTGAGATAGTTATTGCATTATTAATGATTGTTAATGGTGAAATAAAAGAACATAGAATACAAGACAGTATGTCAGAATGTCTAAAAGGTAAAAGAATTGCTATGAGAGAAACTAAGTCTCATATTGAGTACCAATGTATAAAATCTATGGCAGAAACAGAAATTTACATGGGTGCAAAATCTATTAAAAAATTAATATTAGACTAATATGACAAAAGTAGACCATAAAGAATTTGTTAATAAACTACAAGACCAGACTTACGAAAACGAAAGTAAAATTAATAGACAAACAGTTGATGGTTTAAAAAACGACATTGATAGATTAGATGAAGAAGTAAGAAATTTAAAATTAATAAATGCTGACCATAAAAAATTAAATGGGAAGCTAAGAAAACAAATAGATAAACTAGAAAAGGATTTAAAAGACGAAAAAGAAACATCTTTAATGATGTACCACTCACCATGATTGATAAAATATGTTATGCTATATTTGGAACATTAGATAAATGGTGTGCTTGGGTAGACAAGATGTTTGTAGAACAACCTAAAAAGAAGAAGAAAAATGTCAAAAGATAAATTATTAGAATTACACTCGCTATTAGCGACAAAACTTTTAGATAAAATAAAAGATGATGATGTAAAAGCTAGTGACCTTAATGTTGCTAGACAGTTTCTTAAAGATAATGGTATAGATGGATTACCTGCTAATGATAACCCACTACAACAATTAGTAGATGAACTACCATTTGCAGAAAAGAAACTAGTTAAAAACAACTAAAAAACTAGGAAAATCAAGGGTTTTAGCCCATTGTGAAATACGACTAGTGTTCTTTATTGTTTTTTAAGGTATTTGACCTTTTTATTATATTTTCTTATAAAGGTACTGGCTAACTTCATTTTAGTTTGCCATTTACCAATAAGTTTTTGGTAGTGTTCTAACTTCTTTAGTCGTTTTTCATCTTTGGACAAGATAACGACTTTAGGCTTTAGGACACCATTAAGCCAATTTTTAGAAATAACAAATTTTAAAATTGCTAATTCTAATTCAGCTTGTTGGATTGAGTGTTCATATTTTCTTTGTCTTTTTTTAAAACCAGAATAATATTTATAAATACTATGACTGGTTTGATGAACTAACTCTCTCCAACCTCTACGCATGGTAGTTGGGTCTCCACTTAAACAAATAAAAGTATCCCACCAAATATTTCTATATCTGGTTATTGGGTATCTTATTGTAGGTGGTGCAAATTTAGGCTTACCAAATTTATTACAAATTAATCTGACAGCTCTTTTGCCTTCAAATCTTGTAATATAAGGTATTGTTTGCTTATCCCATAGATTATTTACCTCATCATATTTAAACTTCATTTTAACATGATATGGTATTTCTTCTTGTGGTGGTGTTGTCATAAGACATATCTCCTATTCCAAGAACTTACTTAGTCGTATTCACAATGTTTAATAGCTAAGTGACTTTTTAAATCACTAATAAAAATTTCTCATAAAAACTTTTATACAGACATTATATCAAATTGAGTTTTGCAAAATTTTAGAAAAAAACTTTTTATTGAAAAGTAGACGATTGAAATTTTAGGGTGGTTAATAATTGGTGCGACAATAAAAACCTTTTTGCACTTTTAACGAAAAAAAAATTATGCACGAAAAATTAAAAGACTTTAGAAATTTTCTATATTTAGCTTGGAAGCATTTAAGACTTCCTGCACCCAGTACAATGCAATATTCAATCGCAGACTATATTGCTAATGGAGATAAACGTACAATTATAAGTGCGTTTAGAGGAGTAGGTAAAAGTTGGATTACTTCAACTTATGTCTTATGGAGATTACTTCTTGACCCACAAATAAATATATTGGTTGTCTCTGCTTCTAAGAATAGAGCAGATGACTTTAGTACGTTTTGTTTAAGACTGCTATCTGAGATGCCTATATTACAACATCTCACACCAAAAGGTGACCAACGACAATCTAAGATTAGCTTTGATGTTGCACCTGCGTTAGCTTCTCATCAACCTTCAGTTAAATCTTTAGGTATAACTTCACAGCTAACTGGTAGTAGAGCAGACTTAATTATTGCAGACGATATTGAAACTTCAGGTAATACTCAAACACAGTTTATGAGAGATAAACTTGGAGAAGCAATCAAAGAGTTTGAAGCTATTGTTAAACCAGAAGGTTCAAGAATTATATTTTTAGGAACACCTCAGACAGAACAATCTATTTATAACAAGTTGCAAGAGAGAGGTTATAAAGTTAGATATTGGACAGCGAGGTATCCATCAGAGAAACAACTAAGGTCTTATGGTTCTAATCTTGCACCTATTATAGCTAATACTTGGGAACATGAACTTGTAGGTAAAGCAACTGACCCACAAAGATTTGATGAAAAAGATTTATTAGAAAGAGAAGCAAGTTATGGTCGTATAGGCTTTAATATGCAGTTTCAACTAGATACAACATTAAGTGACTTAGACAGATACCCACTTAAACTAAAAGACTTAGTAGTTCTTAACTTAAACCCTACAACTGCACCTGAGAAGGTCGTATGGGCTTCTAGTCCTGAATTACAATGGAATGACTTACCTAACGTAGGTTTGCAAGGAGATGCCTATTATAGACCCATGCAGACACAAGGAGAGTGGATAGACTACACAGGTTGTGTAATGTCTATAGACCCTTCAGGTAAAGGTAAAGATGAGACAGCTTATTGTGTCACTAAGATATTAAATGGTAATATTTATGTAGTTGATGCAGGTGGTTATAACTCTGGTTATTCTGAGCATGTCTTAAATAAACTTGTAGGTATTGCTAAGAAGCATGAAGTTAAGAAGATATTAATTGAAGAAAACTTTGGTCAAGGTATGTTTGAAGCCTTACTGAAGCCTTATTTAATGAAAGAGTATCCTTGTACTACAGAGATGATAAGACAGACATCTAACAAGCATAGAAGGATATTAGACACCCTAGAACCCCTATTTGCACAGCATAGAGTAGTATTTGATGCTAATGTGATTAGAAAGGACTATGAGGATACTAATAGCTTATATCCACCAGAAACAGCATTAAGGTATCAACTGATGTATCAAATCAGTAGATTACAGAAGGGTGCTAATACTTTAGCCCAAGATGACCGAATAGATGCCTTACAGATGGCTTGTTATTACTGGATATTACAGCTTTCAAAAGACCAAGATATGTCAGTAAAGACAAGAAAAGAGGAACTATTTAACCAAGAATTAGAGAAGTTCTTTGGAAGACAAAATCAAGACAATACTTGGTTTAAGATATAAGACATATCTAAGTGCCACTATTAGATAAATAGAACTATTAGATAACTATTAGTTTTATAATAAGATTAATCAGGTTCAAGTATGTAATAATGGAACTGATGATGAATATAGTGTGACTAATAGAGATAACTAAATACATGAACCATAATGATAAACTATTATATCTTAAAGCCTTATGTACAACTAAAGGTGAAAAGAAAGTAATAAAAGAGATAACTGAAGCAATAAAGGATATTAACGATAAGGGTATCTTTAAGTTCAGTCATACAAAGGAAAAGAAGCCTGAAAATCCTTTAGATGACCTAATAGAAGGCAGGGAGTTTATACTTAACAATACTGAGGAGTTTCTTAACCACTGTGTTGATTATAGTATGGCAGATAAAATAGAGGACTTATTGTTTCCCCAGAAATAATTTGGGGTAAATATCTGACAACCTCACGTATATACACAGAAATTTTTTTACCCCCATGCCACCCCCAAAATTTATGCAGGGGTACACCACCCTATACCAGTATATTGCAACGTGTGTTGCACAAAAAAATAATAATAGTTATATTTTGCAACAGGAAATATTGGTTATTGCAACCAGTACATACAATTTTTCAAGGATTTTATAGTTTAGAATAATTTTAATTAGCAAATTTGGAATTTTTTTATTTTGCTTCCATGCTTCTCATTATCTGTTTAAGAACTAATTATTTATTTTTTAGATTTATGAAACTCAGTTTCTAAATTATG